AGCTTGTACCCACAACTGCATATCATCTCCCCAGCCTAAAGCAACACTGGAAAAAAATCTTTCAGCAGCAGCTAGAGAATCTTCAGAAGACCAAGCAGTTTCTTCTATTTCTAATTGCTTTTTGTCTTTAGAGTCTGTTTTCCTAGCTTCTTCCAAGTCACTAAATATTCTATTTTTTTCTTCTTCTGACAAAACAGAATTTTCTCGCGCTTCTGGTAAATTTTGTTCAGAACCTCTTGACAAGGCGTTTAAGAGTAAATCAGACATTTTAAACCTCAGAAAAAGTTTATATTATTTTTCTCAATAAAATTATCGTAACGCTGTTGTTCTGCTTCTTGATCTTCTAGCAGCGACAAGTAACCAATAGAGTCTATACTTTTGATGTAATTTAAAAGTTCCATGGCTTGTTCTTTATTACCGGCACTAGCTAAGGCTCTAACTTTTTGTAGCTCACCTTCTAAAACGACAACTTCTGTTGAGTTATCAGTTCTAAAGGCTTCTACTTGTTTTTTTATACCATCCAGACTAACTTTGCGCTCATAACCAAAAGCTAAAGGATCTCCTGTTTGTTCAATCCATCTTAATTTACCGTCCATGTATTCTTTTTCAGCATCTGCTATTTTTTTCATGCCCCTAATATAGGAAACTCTGTCTTCAGGCGATAAATTTTTAGGATCAACACTGGCGTCTAATGCTAATCGAACATCTCTATCAGAAGCAGGGCCACGAGGCAGCAAAGCAATAGCGTTTTGCATACGAACCTCGTTCAGACGCGACCTATGTACTGTAATAGCGTCACCAAGACCAGCAACATCGGCAATAACGAAGTCCCTAGCCATCCCTAAAATACCACCAACTTGTCCAGACTCCCCTGCAATGTCAATAGTTTCTAGTAAAAGACTAGAGTACTTCCTAGAATCTTCTGACGCTGCTCTTTGGTCGGCTACTGCTTGAGTATACGCCTTTTCTTCGTTTACAGACCAATCATCACGACCTTCTGCTTCACCCCTGTCTGGAGCAACCTCTCCAATCACCTTACGGTTTAAAAAGTTTCCTTCCGCGTCAAAAAACTCAACAACGCTTTGTTTTTTCCCATTTATTAAAATTTCGTCTTCTACTTTGTAACCTTTAGCTTCGCTTCCTTTTTTATCTTCTTTTAAAAGCTCTTTTGCGTACTCACTTGGAGTAATAGCCCTAGTCTTGAGAAGCTCGTACAGTTTTTTATCTTTATCGGTTGCATCAGCCGCTTCAGAGCGTCTTTTAGCGTCTACTAAAGCTCTACGCATATTCATAGCTTCACCAAAAGCCTCATCCGTTGCTTCTCGTCCTGCTATCAAAGCATCTCTGCGTTTTTTAGCATCAGCAACACGAGCATCTGTGCGAGCAACCTGTTTATCATAAATTTGTTGCGCTTGCTTCGCCGCATCAAAGAACACCTTAGCCAACGGATCGTTGCCTTCCGTGGCGTACTTCTGACCAAGAGCGTTCAACTGGGCAGGGTCGTTGGCGTACTGCTGTAAAAGCTGTTGTGCTTCTCTGGAAGACCTACGCTCAGAAAAACCTTTGCCAACGTCAGTCAACATTCCACCAAGGGTTTGACCAAAGCCTTCCGTAGCTTTTCCTATTTGTTGTCCTATGTTGGCTCCTGCCGTAGCTAAGACGTTTGCGTTTATAGCCATTGTTGTTACCCTCTGTTAAGGTATTAAATCAGTAATTATGTCAGTAACTCCACCCAGAAGCTGACCACCTAGACCCATAGAACCGGCAAACATACTGCCGTACAAGCTGGCGAGTCCTGCGCGTCTAGCGAGTTCTGCGTTGATGTTAGCCATCTGAGTTTCTAAGCCAAACTCACCTTGCTGTCTACGCGCTACGTCTGTCATGGACGCTACGTTCAACGCTGGTGACAACGCTGACAGAAGCGCTGCCTGAGGTGCGTACCCTGCTTGCAACGCTTGTATTCCTAACTGTTGTTCAGCAGCTTGCAGCCCTTGTCCACCAGAAATAAGCCCTTGTCCTGTGGTCAGTGCCTGTAGCATTTGCTGTTGTCTAGCAGCGTCGAGTGCTTGTCTCTGGGCCGCTAAACCTGAACCAAGAGTAGCGTACTGCTGACCCAAGCCAGCCTGTTGTGCCTGCAGTCCACCAGCAACCTGAGCCAACTGAGCAGCCTGTTGTGCTGATGTAGCTGCCCTGCCAAGACCTTCAGACTGCAACTGAGATTCAATCTGCTGTGCGCTGAGTCCAAGTTGTGACAACTGTGCAGCCCTCTGTTGTGCTGCTGACTGAAGCTGGCTAGAGAGTCCTGCTTGCTGACCAAACATACCACCTAAAGTCTGTGCTGTGCCTAAGGCTTGCTGACGTTCTGCTTGCGCTTGCTGCATTGCCATCAGTGATGCTCTGTCTTGTGCCTCTTCTTGTGCCTTAGACATTGCAAGCTGTTCTGGTGTACCTCCAAACATCGCTGTACGCACACCTAAGCGTCCCTGTTGAGCCAAACGCTCTTCCAAGGCTAACCGCTGTCGCTCTTCTTCAGGACGCTGTGTAGCCCTGATACGCTCAAATACTGAAGCCTCACGAGCAGCCGTAGGCGAAAGAACGTCCATAGCCGCTTGACTAGCTAGAGCACCGTATTGCCCTCTAAGGGCTTCTATATCAGCAGGAGCCTGTGCTCCTAACCCAGCAGCGCCCATGCCCAACGCTTGTTGTCCAAACTGACCTATGCCGGGACTAGGTTGTTGCCCTAGCATACCACCAACTTGTCCTGCAAACTGCCCACGCAACAAGTTAATGTCTGCTGGCTGCATCCCTGCAGCACCCATGAACTGACCACCTAGTCCAAACGCTTGTTGTGCTGCTTGTTGCTGTTGAGCTAGCCCAAAAGGTGCTTGACCCATCATTTGCTGGCCTAAGTCCATTACATCTGTACCAATAAACATTGATTCAAAAGCGCCCGGAGGTGCGCCACCAATGCGGTACTGTGCTTCACGCATCAAGGCATCTTGTATAGCACGTTGTTGTGGACTGAGTTGATACTGTGTTCCTGACGGTCCTGCGGTTGTCGTACCAAGCCCAGATGTAACCGTAAAAGGTTGGAACGTAACATCAGGTGCTGTTGCTGTTGGAACAGGACCAAAAGCCTGAGTTACTTCTGTTGGTAACTCTTCGTACAAACCACTAGCAATATCGCTAATGAAGCCGCCAAAAAGATTTCCAATAGCCATCAGTAAGTCCCTCCGTCAATCGTGCCTGTAGACAGAGTACCCGTAAACGTCAACGCGGGGATCGTTACAGTGCCTGTGAACGTAGGAGAAGCTGTGTTTGCCTTGGTTGCAATCGCTGTAGATATAGCGTTGAACTCAGTGTCAAACTCGCTACCACGAATAACTTTACCGCTATCCCCAGAAGGTAAACTGTCCTTAGCAGTAAAGTTTGTTGTCTTTGTATAGTTACTCATACTGTTTTACCCATTAGTGCTAATACGTTAATTTCTTGGAGGGATAAAGCAGACCCATCAATGTCAGCTTCTAGTCCTATCGTAATAATACTTCCGTTACCTGTTGCTTGAACAGAGTTTCTAGTCGTAAGTTCACCACCAGTAAACTCACCGATAGCAAACTCGTCAACACCGTAGTACGCAGGTACTTGGTTGCCTACAGTAAACTCGTAGGTTTTAAAGTCCGTAGCCAGATCGTAAGCCCACTTCATAAACACTGTTGCGCCTGTAGCACCAACCAGAGTCGGCCTGAGTTTCTTGAGCAACTTTGTTTTAGCAGGATCACCAAACGTCAGACCCGGACTGTAGTACCTAAAGCGGTACGCTGTTGTGTTGTCTACGTAACCTGAGTACGTCCCTATTCCGTCAGTTGTTCCTATGTACAACGTACCGTCAGTTTTAACTTCAAACGACTTGTGTGGAATAGAAGTCCACCTAGTAACCCTGTACGCACCGTTCTCTAGCCTACCCTTTAGATCAAAGCAGTACGCCGTAAGTTGATCTGGGAACGTGATAACGTAAAAAGAGTTCTCAGGGCTGTACACAGATGCCGTAGGTAACGTCCTGTTGTTAATCAAACTAATAATCTCAGTCTTTACGTTTAGACTCAGGTCAGATATAGGCAGTGACTTCTCTTGGATAGTACGTCCTAAACTCCTGAGTCCTGTGTTAGACATAAACAAAACATCTGTGCCGATGTGCTGGACAGAGTTTCTACAGATGCACCCAACGCCAGCTACCGTGTCAACCAGAGCCATATTAGCTGGACTAGAGGCTCCTCCGTACACAAGTATGCTGTGCTTACCAAAGATAATCAGAGTGTTGTTGTGTGCTGCCAACGCTCTAACTTCGTCGTACCCATCAGGCCAAGCCTTAGATACATCTATAGAACCACTGGAACCACCAGTGAAGTCTGAACCTATCAAAAGATCAGACCAGTAAATCGTTTGTGTGTCTGTTGCGTTGTCTACTACCCACAGTCGTCCGTAAGCTGCCAGAGCCTCGTGACACTTGAGGGTTGCTGCAGTAGCCCCACCGTTAGCAACAGTAAACGTGCGTAGTCCTGTAGCGTTGTCGTACACCAGAGGATCGTACCCACGTTGGAAGAAGTACGCCTTGTCGTTAAAGTTTACAATCTTCCAGTTGTTAGTTGTAATAGTGTAAGCTGCAGGAGTAACATCAGTCAGGGTAGTTGTCCCTGTCATTATCTTGTTGTTACCTGCGCTGAACACTACCTCGTTACCTGCGTCATCGTAGAAGTAGTGGATCTTGTGTACGTAGTCTGAACCTAACTCTGTCTTGTCAGTAGTGATTACGTCGATACCCTTACGTGCAGCAATACGTCCACGCTTGTCAATCACTGCGTTGTCAGCAACGTCAGCGTAAGAAGGATCCTGCGCGATAGGCGAGTCTTCTGTGTTGACACCTTTGAACGCTGGAGCAACTAGGTTAATACTTTGTAGCGGCTGTGCCATACGTCAGGCTCCTACGGAGTGTACCAGATGGTTTCTTCAGGGTGCTTCTGAGCGTCCATAGCAATCGCATCAGACAAAAACTTATCAGCAATACCAAAGTACTCAGGTGCTGATGTACCGCCTGTCTCGCCACGCTCACGCGCTAGTAATGCTACTGCTAAGTGAATCACAGGTTGACTAGGAATCAACAACACATCTGTGTCAGAGCTTAACTCAGGGTTCCTGAGCGTACAGTTGAATCTCAGGCTGTACACACCGTCAGGCTTAGGATAGATGTCTACCTGAGTGTCACCACTGGAGTCAACACCGTTGTACGTGTAGTACTCAGGTGAGCCTGACACGGGGTCTTGATTCAAGTACTTATTGTTAAACCAGTGCTGAGTCTGGTACTGCATAAAGATGTTTGAGGTATCGTTGATTACGTCGAGCACCTTGATCTTGTTCTGTGATCCAGTTAGCACGTAGTTAAAAATACCAGCAGACGTAGTAACCGTCAGGGTAGTCCTGAGTGCTGACCAATCCCAAGCATCCTCTACCATCTTCTTAGCGTCGTTTACAAAGTCACCTACCATCTTGCTGTACGTGTTGGCAGTAACGCTGGACACTTCTTCTTCACGTAAACGTCTGAGGACGTTGTTTACTAAGTTTAAATATGTCATGCTCTACCGCCTCCAGTGCCAGTAAAGAGTCCTGCTAAGTAATCTGTAATTGGAAAAGAGCGACCAGCTAAAAGCGTAGGATCGCTTTGTATACCCATAGAAATTTTTGGCGCTTCTGCGGTAAAGCCCTTGACTGCTGTTTTTTTACTAGATACGGGAGGCAAGTCTATGTCAGTACTTGGGCTGTCAATATCTTCTGTCTTGACACATTCACCGTTTTCATCACGCTCGTAGCCAGACGGACAATCGGGCTTTACACATTGACCAAAAACATTACGCTCTGTGCCTTCAGGACAAGGCTCCTGATCTGGGAGACACTTTCGTAAATCTGGATCCCAAGAGTACCCTTCGCCACAAACTGTGGGAGGTTCTATGCAAACCCCGTCTTCGTCTATATCCCAACCTTCGGGACACTGAATTTCAATTTCAACACATTCACCAGATAGATCGTCACGTTGAAATCCCTCAGGGCAGGTGATGTCTACCTCAATCGTGACGCATTCTCCTAAATCTTGATCCCATTCGTAGCCCTCGCCACAGACTACGGGAGGTTCTATGCAAACCCCGTCTTCATCAACGTCCCAACCTTCGGGACACTTAACTTCAGGAATATCAGGTACGCATTTCTCTAGTGCAGGATTCCAAGAATAGCCATCATCACAAACTTGAGGAGGCTCTATGCAAACGCCGTCTTCATCAACGTCCCAACCTTCGGGACACTGAACATCGGGGATCTTAACACACCCTTTGCCGTCTCCGTTGTCTATGAATCCTTCGGGACAGACTTCAGGTATTTCAGGTACGCACTCCCCTAGATCGGCGTCCCATATTAGACCTTCTCCACACGGGTTTGGTATAGGAATACACTGTTTTAGCGCCTCGTCCCACTCTAAACCTTCGGCGCACTCAGGTAGTGAAATGTCTGCACTAGGGCACTCACCATCTTCATTTTGTAACCACTCAGGACAGCCATCAGGTAAATCTAAGTTACACAAAAAGCTGATTGGGCTGTCTTCTGAACAGGGATCACCTAAAACTCCACCTATTGCGGTTAGTGATGCCCAATCTAAGCCCTCAAGAGCAGGCCACAAGAAGTCTAAAGAGCCACCGTCGTTGAAGTAGTCGTAAAGTGCTTTAACAGCATCAGTAGTACTCATTCCACCGTCTATCAACGCCTGTATACCGACCCCAACAAGACCGTTGATGGAATCGGTGGATATGTTAGTTTCTCCTTCTCTGAAAAAGTTACTAACGTCAATACCAGACTCACCTAGTAGGTCAGTGATGTAGGATTGTATCTTTTCTGTTCCCCAAGATCCTACAGCGTTGAGCACAATACCCTCTAGATCTTCTCCTTTTATTACTCCGGTTAGTATTCCTTCTATAATAGAAAGGGCGCTGTCCTGAGATATCCCAAGAATATCTGCGAGCATCTGGCCCTTTTCAATAGCCCAAGTACCCGCAGTGCCTACCACTTCTCCGTTTACTATCCACCCGCCGTAAGTGCCGGGATCAGCCGCTATTAGGTCGTCAAAAAAACCACCAACGCCTCCTAAAAGTGCTGACTGAAGAACTTTAGATGGGTCTATTTCACCAGTGAGGATTGCCTGACCCAACATAGAGGATATAGCCCCTGCAGCCGCACCAGCACCAGCACCGCCACCTAAAGCACCAGCAATACCGGGACCCACTGCACCACCAGTAAAACCGCCAACCATTACACCCGCGACAATAGCTCCCCAATCTACGCCGGGGGCTTCGTAAGTACGGACGTACGTTGAGCCGTTCCAGAGGTACTTGTCTCCGTCGCCGTTAGTGTACGATCCAACAATGCCGTACTTTTCCATAAGCTGTGCATTAATATCGCTAGCCAGCCACTTTTCCATACTCGCCAGAGAATCTTGCTGTATTGCTACGTCCGTACGTGCCCTACAAATTTCTTCATCGCGTCCAGTTAGCCCTGTACACGGATTCCTGTTGCTGTTTATTGCAGCGGTCATAAAGTTCGTAGGATCTACTAACTCTCCAGACTCAATGTAACTCTGCCGTTCGCTAATGTATTCCCAATAGGTATCCCAATCTAGATCATTCTGACTCTGGAACGTGGACATAGAGCCACTGTCCCAGTACTTTTTAATCTCCTCTTCAGTGTAGTAACCTCCGGGGTTTTCCCCGATTCCTGCAGTAGTAGACCCTTGGTAGTTTTCACCGCCTTCTTCGCCTGTCTCGAACGGAGGTGCCCAGTAGTAAACACGAACGCCAGCCTCATTGTAAAAGTGACCGTCCTCTCCAATTGTCTTTTGCTTACGAGGGTCGCCCATTGGTCCGTCGTACGCAATGCACTCACCTTTTTCATTATAAATGTAACCTTCAGGACAGCCCTTATCTCCGCTTTCTGTGTCCGTTAGGTTAATGTTAGGATCGTCAGCGCCTAGCGTAGAATTATCGGCTGACGGCGTTTCCGCGATAATGGAGTCATTAAGAACCTCCTTATCTGTTAAACCGCTAAAAAGTCCTCTATTTGAACTAATAGCCATAGCTTACTTACCCTTTAGCTGCATCAGCTTGTCAGCACCACGTATGCCAAAGCTGGCTGTGACTGCAACGTACAAAAGATATTGATACCACTCAGGTAGTCTATCTAGCTCTGCAAAGGCAACGCCTACGCGACCAATAATATCAAGATCGTTCATACCTACGCCCCACATAATTGCTATTACAGGCGCACTTAGGACTACTGTGAACCACTCGTCTTTCCACGAGGATGCACTAGCCTGTGCCATGTGTTGTTCCCACGTAGCAGTGTTCTGTATAACCTGCATTGTGGCTGCATGTTTTGCTTGTGACTGCTCGTGACGGTTAGTCAACCAAGTCTTAGCGAGTCCAGCAAGAGGACTAATAAGTGCTTGCCACACCTACGCCTTACTCCTGTTACGCCAGCCCTGCACTGTGTCTGTTTCCCAGATACGTATACCTGTCCACACCAGTGTAAACAACGCAGCCAAGGAAGGCAGTACGCCAGCCAAAGCACCAACACCTGT